TTGATGTGCATGGCAGCTAACATATACCATGAGGCCGGGAATCAATCTATGATAGGACAAATGGCAGTAGGCCAGGTAGTTCTAAACAGAGTAGAAGACACCAGATTCCCAGACACAGTTTGTGAAGTAGTAAAGGAGGCCATAACATACAAGAATACAAACAAGCCCGTGCTTTGGAAGTGTCAGTTTACCTGGTACTGTGACGGGAAGAAAGACGAGCCCGATTTTGAAAGTAAAACATGGAGTCGTGCACTAGAACACGCATCTATTTTACTTACGAAAACAATAGTGCTTGACATTACGGAAGGAGCCACGCACTATCATGCAACCTATGTACGTCCGGCATGGGCCAAGACTAAGACCCGGACAACAAGAATCGACAGACATATTTTTTACAGATGGGAGAAGTAATATGACAGAACTATTTTTAGGATTCGCAGCGTTAGTATTTGTAGAACAGAACAAAGATTTTATACACCAGGCTAGGCAGAATAGTAAGGCCGGGTATGTGTGGGATTGGGACCCTGGATACATAAGTAAGAACGCATTAGCGATAGCTTTTGAGGGCAACGACAAAAGAACAGTCTTGTTTAAACAAAAGAAAACTGTTAGACTACCTTTGAGAAAACCAGAAGGGATGAAATAAAATGTACGGATATACTTTATTATTAATATGTTACATCATCATTGTTTTTATTATTGGTAAGCATACTATGGCAAAAGTAAAAGAAGATTTCCACAATGAAAAGTAGTGACATAAATACCTTACGGGACCTGGTGGATTATTATTTACATAGTCCACAGTTCCTGGCTCTCAGAGGGAGGACACAAAAAGACTATGAGTATGCCTTGAACCGGGTTATGCTTACCCCTATCACAACGGACCGGGCCCTGGGGGATACAGAGTTAGAGAGCCTGGGTGTTGCTGACTGTAAGATAGCCTATCAGCAATGGGTAAAGAGAGGCGTTAGAATGGCTAATGTTATGTCTATGGTAACGTCTTTAGTTCTCAGCGTAGGAGAGGAGTTGGAGATAGTGATGCGTAACCCCATGAGGAACGTCAAGAAAATGACGGAGGGGCAGCGTAAAGTAATGTGGACACCGGACCAGGTAAAAACATTTTTAGATGTTGCTTACGGAGAATACAAGTGGCGTAGTATAGGATTGATAGTACACATGGCGTATGCTTTTGCTCAGAGGGTTGGCGATATGCGATGTTTAAAATGGGATAACATAAATTTTAACACCCAAAGATTAGACCTGGAGCAATCAAAGAGAAGGGCAGAGGTACATCTACCTATTGAGGACAGTTTGTTTGCGATGCTGAAAGAACAGCATAATGATTTTGATTTTCAAGAGTTTGTAGCACCACACCCATACCCCCGGAGTGGAGAGTATAAAGTATATCACCTAAACGAGGTGAGTCGTATGGTTAACCATGTAAAAGATAGGGCCGGACTACCCAGGAACCTAACAGCAATGGACATGAGAAGAACAGCCATAACAGAAATGGTTGAGGCCGGGGTAGACACGACACAAATAATGGCAGTATCCGGGCACAGTAGCCCTGGGTCCATGAGGCCATACATAAAACACACATTTAATTCAGCGAATAACGCATTGACAAGAAGGGAGAGTTATAAAAATGCCTAGTATACCATCACGAAATTTTTTAGAGGGTATAAACGTAAAAGAGGGAGAGTCACTTACATTAGATTGTCCCAAGTGTAATGGAGTAAAGAAGTTTTCAATCAGTAACCAGGACGGGTTGCTGCTATATAATTGTTATCGGGCCTCTTGTGATGTTAAGGGCTCTTACATAACAAATATGTTAGCCGATACAATCAAGAAGAAACTACAAGGGGCTACAGAAAGTAAGACCCCGGAAAAGTTTGTTATGCCGGAGCGTATCACGGATGGGGATAATGCTTATGTTCAAAGGTTTAGAAGGAGGTGGAACCTATCTATGGAACTATTCTATGATTGTAAGGATAGTCGAGCTGTATTTCCCATATACAACAATGGTAGGCTAGTAGATGCGATAGGGAGGGCTCTATATAGTGCACATCCTAAATGGTACAGATATGGGGGAGAGGCCAAGTATTACGCACATAAAGTTTCTGCTTGTAAAAGTGTGGCAGTGGTGGTAGAAGATTGTATATCAGCTACAGTTGTAGGAGAATCTATGTTAGGTATAACCGGGGTGGCTTTGCTTGGTACAAACTTGATGCGAGAGCATAAGGAATACCTGGATAGATTTGACAAAGTAATAGTGGCTCTTGACCCGGATGTTATAGGCAAGACCATTGAGTATACGAAAGAGTTAAAGAGTTATTGTGATCCATCAGAAGTGTATGCTTTGCATATTGAGGATGACCTAAAGTACAAAAGACCTAATGATTTCAACAAGTTAAGGGAGCTAATTGATGTCTAATAAGGATGAAAAAAGAAAGGCCGTGTTGGAGTATTACAGAAAATACAACGCAAAGAGGCCAGAAAGGAACGCAGATAGAATGTTTGTTAATGGTAAATTTATACCCAAGTCACACCCCCTTTGGAAGAGAGGAAGGTACAAGTCGTTTAACGATGCAGCCTTTTCTTCCCTGGCTAATTACATATTATCAACAGAAGGGGAAGTGTATGTCTTACAGAACCCGGCCTGGGATAACTGGTATAAGATAGGGAAGGCCATTGACTCTGAGGATAGATGTAACGGGTATCAGACGGGCAGTCCACACCGGGACTATAAGATTGTAACATCTAAAAAGTTTAGCCATAGAGGTATAGCTGAAAAGATGGCACACTCTTTAGCTGAGGGGCTCAGTCGTAAGAGAGCTAATGAATGGTTCTATATAAAGCACCTGGGTAAAGAAGACTTTGATAAGATGTTAAACTTAATTGATGGATTGATAGAGGAGAAGAAACAGAATGATAGAACTAGCACTAATTAGGAGCCTTATGCAGCGTGACTTCTACGAGGATCACAAAGGCAGTAAGTGCCCGGACAAACTTTTTAGTAAAGATGTTCGTAAGATAAAGAATACCCTGGACGAAACTATGGGTAAGTATGAGAGGGACGTAACACTTACAGAATTACAGGCTTTGTTTTTTGCAAATAACGCTACGCTAACATCAGCAAACAAATCTTCTTTTGAGATATTGTTTAGTAAGATAGCCAAAGAAGAGGCCATGAATAATGAGATAGCTAAGGAGGTCTTGTCTAAACTATTTCAACAGATGGTTGGAGAGGAGGTAGCCAACCTGGGATTTGACTATGTGAATGGTACAAAGAATAACCTTGAGCCATTGAGAAACATCCTGGATAACTATCAAGATGACTTCACACCTAGCTTTAGATTTGAGGGAGATGACATTAGTTTTAACACTTTGGTGGACCACCTTAACTTGAAGTTCCAATGGAAGTTTAACATCCCATCTCTACGCAGACGGGTTGAGGGGCTCAGTGGTGGGCACTTCGTAATCGTAGGGGCTAGGCCCAATACAGGAAAGACCTCGTTCCACGCCAGTATTTTAGCGTCTGAGGGGGGATTCATAGACCAGGGGGCAAAGTGTGTTGTTTTGTGCAATGAGGAGGCATACAAAAGGGTAGGCTTAAGATACTTGTACTGCAAATCAAATATGTCTAGCGATCAGGTCCTGGAGAACAGGAACCTGGCGTTGAAGAGGTACGATCCTATCAAGCAACTTCTATCTATTAAGGATGCAACAGATAAGAATATGGATTACGTTGAGCAACTTGCGAAAAGTGTCAATCCTGACATAATTATTCTTGATATGGGTGATAAATTTGCAACAGCCGGGTCAGAAAGATCAGATATTTATCTCAAAGAAGCAGCTATTCACGCAAGAAACATTGCCAAGAAGTATAATTGCGTTATAATTTGGATGTCCCAACTTTCAGCAGAGGCTGAGGGTAAGATAAATGTTAACCAATCTATGCTTGAAGGAAGTAAAACCGGAAAAGCTGCAGAGGCTGATTTGATGTTGTTGATTAGTAAGAACCCTGACATTGAAGGACAAGACAGTAATGATCCTCAGCGTCACATCCGGTTGGCTAAAAACAAATTAACTGGTTGGCATGGTACGGTGCATGTGGAACTAGATGTAGAAACAGGAAGGTATTCAGCATGAAGATAGTGCTTGATGTAGAAAACACAACGACTAAGCGAGATGGTAAGTTACACCTTGACCCTTTTGAGCCTGACAATTCTTTGACGCTTGTGGGTGTGCAGGATTGGTTGTCTGATGAAAACACTGTGTTTGTCTTTGACCATAAAGAAAAGACAATAGAGGATGATGAGTCAGATAAAAAGCTGCAAAGAGTTCTTGACAATACAACATTACTGATAGGTCACAACCTACAGTACGATCTTCAGTGGCTTTGGGCATGTGGATTTAAGTATGATGGTGAGATATTTGACACCATGCTAGGAGAATATATCTTACAGCGTGGTCAGAAGGAGTCTGTTAGCTTAGAGAACTGTGCTATTCGTTACAATCTTGACATGAAGAAGTCTGACACACTCAAGGACTATTTCAGACGAGGGTTTCAGACAGATGAAATACCTCTTGACGAGTTATCAGAGTATCTCCGGCAGGACTTGATGGTTACAAAGGCTCTTTATTGGAGACTAATAGAAGAGTATGACAAACCGGAGTCTAAATCTTTAATAAAAGTTAGAGATGTGACGAATGAAGTGTGCAAAACTTTGACCAAGATGTACATGAATGGGTTTAAGATAGACAAGAAAGCCTTACAGACGGTGCGTTCTGACTTTGAAGAGGAGCTAGTAGCTATAGAGAGACGATTGCAGGAGCAAGTTAGAGAACTTATGGGTGATACACCTATAAATCTTAACTCTCCAGAGCAGATTAGCCAGGTGATTTATTCAAGAATACTGTACGATAAGAAGAAATGGGCAGTGGCTTTTGACTTGGTGGATGGAAAAGAAGATTTCAAACAAGCTGTCAAGGATAATAGTGCCATGATGGTCAAAACAAAAGCTAGTGTGTGTCATAAATGCAAGGGTAAAGGTAAGATACATAAGACTAAGAAAGATGGTACACCTTTTGCCAAGCCGAACAGATGCCCTGAGTGTGATACGAGAGGGTATAAGCTGACAAAGCTACGGCACATGGCAGGACTAGGGTTCTTTCCACCATCAAAGGAGTGGGTTAGTGCTAATGGTTTCTCTACAAGCAAGGGTAATCTAGAGCATCTAATAAATATAGCTAAAGCAAAAGAGATGAAAACAGCAGAAACTTTCTTGACAGACCTCAAGCGACAGAGTGCTGTGTCTAGTTACCTCTCTGCATTTGTTGATGGTATAGAACACTACACAAAGAGGGATGGCTTCTTACATGTAACACTCACTCAGCACGTTACGGCAACTGGACGTTTCAGTGGACGCAATCCTAATATGCAGAACATGCCTAGAGGTGGTACGTTTCCGGTGAAGAAGGTCTTTGTTTCTCGTTGGAACTGCGATGGCTTTGGCATGAAGGGTAAGATACTTGAGGCTGACTTTGCACAGCTAGAGTTTAGAGTTGCAGCTTTATTGTCACAAGACAAAGTAGCTATGGAAGAAGTGTCCACCGGTTTTGATGTTCACTCCTACACGGCTCAGATCATTACTGAGGCAGGACAACCTACGTCTAGGCAAGAAGCTAAGGCACATACGTTTGCCCCTCTGTATGGTGCCACTGGGTACGGTAGAACGAAAGCTGAAGCTGAATACTATACGCACTTTATGGACAAGTATAAAGGTATAGCTAAGTGGCACAAGAAGTTAGGTGATGAAGCCATTAATCTTGGCAGAGTAAAGATACCGTCAGGTAGGCAGTATGCTTTTCCTGATGTAGAGAGAAGGGCAAGTGGAACTCCAACCCACTTTACCATGATAAAGAACTATCCGGTGCAAGGCTTTGCCACCGGTGACATAGTTCCTATTGTATTGTTGGAGATAGAGAAGCGTTTAAAGAACGACAAATTAAAGAGTGTATTAGTAAACACAGTGCATGACTCTGTTGTGTTGGATGTTCATCCTGCAGAAGAGGGTAGTGTTTTAGGTATTATCAAAGATGTTAACGACAATCTAAAAAGGATTATCGAACAGCATTATGATATAGAAGTTAATGTCCCTATGTTATTAGAATCAAAAATAGGTGATAATTGGCTTGACGTTAAAGATGTAGTCTGATAAAATTCGATTTCTAAATAGGAGTAATATATGGAAAACGCATTAGAAGTAATTGGTAAATCCCCTGCTGACTTGGCAGAGTTGATGGGGATGTCGAACACACCTGCAAAAAGCACATCAGCTTTAGCAGAGGTGAAGCAAGTACACCAGAATGTTATGGGTACAAAGGAAGTGGACGGTGAAGCTATGGAAGTAGCTATAGTAAAAGCCGGTGCTTTCTCTGTTACTTTCCCTGACGATACTGTGTACTACAGTGATAAGGTAACTATACGATCTTTCATGCAACGCTTTCAGTGGCAGAGGTATGACAAGAACTTCACAAGACCTGACGGTGGTGAAGGACGTATGTTACGAACAGTAATGGCAACGTCTTTGTCAGGTGATCTGAAGGATAACTACGGTGGTTTCAACTGTGGTAGACCATCAGGTTACATCAAGGATTTTAAATCGTTGCCACAAGAAACACAAGACCTTATGAGAGCAACCTCTAGGTTCAAAGTTCTCTTTGGTTTGTGTACTCTCGACAAGGCTAAGGATGCCGATGGTAAACCGGTGGATGTTAAAGAGTTCCCTTTCCTAATGAGGATTAAAAACAGAGATAGCTTCAATGCTATCACTGATATGTTTAATCAGATTCAGCGAAAGAACAGGCTTCCCATTCAACATTTGTTGCATCTTGGGTCAGAAGTAAAGAGTATTCCTAGTGGGGCAACTTATGCTGTGTTGAAACCTACACTAGGTAAAGTAGTAGATATCACCACTGACGATCAGGAAGTGTTGAACAACTTTGTCGAGTGGGTAGAATCTATGAACTCCCTTACTCTCAGCAAGTGGGAAGAACATCGTAGACCTGAGGAACTCTCCGATCAGGAAAACGATATTGTTGCCAATGTTGTTGAGATAGAGGAGTAGTAGATGAACCATCCTGCAGAACTGGCGATTCATTCTTTTTTACAAAAGGTCATGTCTGGCAAAGCAGAGGCTGATACTGCTGTGCTTGATATGGTGGCTAAGGATGTAAGAGATGCTTTGAGTCGTCAATTCTCAGGGGAGAAGAGGACATTTAAGCTTCGTATGTCTAACATTGGACGTAAGAAGTGTCAGCTATGGTTTGATAAGAATCATCCTGAAGAAAAAATATCTGACTCTCCCTACTTTCTTATCAACATGATTCTTGGTGATATTATAGAGGCTGTGTTTAAAGGCTTACTAAGGGCTGCAGAAGTTAAGTTTG